CAACCATTGCATGATACTCTTCCTCAGTCATAGCCTCATAAGGAGCTTGTCGGTATGTTCCACCATCCATAGGTAGGAAGCTCACACCTGTAATCTCATCAAAGTTATTCCACACCCATGCTCCAACTTCAGGCCACTCATTTTCATTCACTGAGATAGTCACTGAAGGCTTATGCTCACAGTAGTGTCGCTGAAACAAGAGCCACAAGCGCAGGTGCTTAATAGCATTCAAGTCTTCACGTAGTACAGCACCCTTCTCAACTCGCATTGGGAAGCTAAAGATAGTAGTGCTATCTGGCTTCATCACACAAGCTTCAGCTGGGAACCCTTGAGACTTTAAGAAGTCAGTTAGAGGGTCTTTGTTATCAGACCGAACACGACGAATAAAGTACTGACTGTGCTGAGGATGGATGCCAGAAGCAGTACCTGTAAGCTGAGATACAGTACCTTCGGGCTTAATTGCAGTAATGGCAGCACTGCGATTAATACCGATAGCGTCAGCAAACTCAGCGTTAGTGTTAATAGCAACATCTTTAAAGTCCTCTAAGATGGTAGGTAAATAAGCATCATCAGGGTCATTTAGCAAGGCATTGTCTAAGATACCAGTCATAGACACACCCAGCAAACGTTCATCTTCAGTGTTTGTCTGCCACACCTTACGCAAGTATGGGAAGTTAGTCATGGTCGATTGAAAAGTCCCCAGAATAGTAGCCAAGCGCACCTTATTCCGTAGAGTATCCACACTATCATCGCTCCGCACAATAACAGAAGACAGATTACAAAATTGATAAGGTCTAAGGATAATCTCACTGCAAGGGTTTGTACCCCACTCTTTACCCAATTCCCTACGTCCACTCTTAGCTGCTTGAAGTTCACTTGCATAACGATTAAAGATACCTCGCTCTCCAGAATGTGATTCATAAATGCTTGACCACTCACGCATAAACTTACCTACGTCAGGCTTAACTTCGTAGATGGCACTGTTGTTAGCCAATGCACGTTGACCATTACCGTCCCACCAGTTACCAGCTTTAGCGTGAGCCATACGGTCATCACTCAAGTCTGACAGTGAAATCATAGCAGATCGTCGTACGCCACCAACAACCACGACCTCTCCGATTTTACATAGAATATCATGTGCTTCAAGTGAGGTGAGCTTCCGTCCAGTCGCTCCACGGAACTTTGCAACCACATACTTGAACAAGTCAACAAGTGGCTCCGGCCCTGATGCTCTTCCACCGAAAGTCTTGAGCCTCGCTCCTGCCGGACGTACACCCGAAACATCCCACTTAGGCACTTCTCCAGCATATAGCAAGGCAAGGACTTGTCGTAAGGCTTTAGCCCATCCCTCTTTGGAGTCCTTAACATTAATGACAGTGCCACTATTGTACAAATCAACTGGAATCTCAGGTAACTTAGATACATACTTTTGCTCCACACTAAAGCCTACACCAGTACCACATAACAGAATATACATAGCCTCATCAAAGGCTTTAGGATCATCAATGGGCAGGTATGAACAGTTATAGCCAGCTACGTTCTGTCGCTCCAAGGCATCACCAGCTGTCATGATGCTACGCATTGATGGCATCACTTCTAATTGAGTTACAGCCTTCTGAAGTTCATCACGCAAAGGCTGTGTAAGTGTATAGTTATGCTTGTCCTGCAAATGCTTGGACATGAAGTCAAAGTATCGATTCACAGTCTCAGGCCAGTGCTCTCTCCGGCCTTTATCATCCAAGTAGCGAGAGTAGCGGCTCTTGCCAATGTATTCTTGGTATGGTGTCATTAGTTTACGCATATTAGTCTAGTTCCTTTATTAAATATTCTTGTTTCTTCTCAATCAAATCATCAAATCTTTCAACAAGGTCATCACTCTGGAGTCCTAGCAGTTCCACGAGTGTGACCTCATCCAAACGCTTGAGAGCCTCTTTCAGTTCTTCAAAGGTTATGTTTAGCACGACGATTAATCTCTCTGTCAATATACCACTTAGCCTTCTTTAGGTCTTCAATGGCATCCTTCTTTAAGTCACATCGCCAGATATACTTGATTGCATTACCTAAGTTAAAGCCCATGTGTTCTGTAACTTGGATACATTCAATACCTGAGGGATGTTCTGTGTAGTGCTTAGGCTTATGAATATTGTCAGTAGCCCATTCACTTTGGTCTGAGTCTACCCATTCTTTAACTGCTTCACTAAGAGGCTTAGCTGCTTCTTTAATGAAAATGCTACGATTAACCCACTTATCATAACCTTCACAGTCATTGCAGGGGTGTATTTTACCATCTAGCTCACTGTAAAAGCAAGTTTTACATTGTTTATTATCATTGTTATCAACCATATTTCCTCCCTAAATATTCTACACTTAAAAACATTTCATCAAAATGACCGTCCTGTACTTCATTCATCATCAGTAAGCCACGCCAATGACGGTTACTAAGTTGATCCATATACGACTCATCGTGTAGATAATAAGAGCCGACGATGATAGCACAAATAGGCTTCCCATCAGCACGCTTACCATAGGCGATCTGTTTCCCTTGTTGATGTCCTGCAACACAAGACATATGAAGCTTGTTAATGATAGCACTAGCAGCTCCAGCGGGTCTACCCATCGCACCCACAGGCCAGTAATGATTAAAGCCAACACCGTTAATAAAAACAGGATGAAGAAACCCGTGTACTTCCCAATCTTTTTCATACTCTAAGTCCTTTGTGGAAATTAAGCCTTCTAAAGTTGGGTTGTTATTGACAGCCCTATCGATACGGTTCTCATGGTTGCCTAAGGTCATCACCATACGAGGCTTGTACACCTTGTGTTTACCTGCTTTCTGTGACCTTTGAAGTTCCTTAAGAGGAGCCAATAACAACTTCATGGCCTCCTTAGCAGCTTCAACGTCCTTCTTGTAGCGTAGACCTTCAAAGTACTTACTCCCCTTGATGTCATGGCTACTAAGGCTTGGCATATCTGCAAAGTCACCTATGTTGACTACTACATCAGGTTTGTAATCGACAATGGCTTTACCAGCCCATGTCAAGTGCTCTAAAGGTACACCCTCTTTAATCTGACAGTCCGGCACGACTAATATTCTCAATGTCATCTCCTTCAACAGTTAGTCTGTCACCTTCACGTATACCAGCTTTGATGGCTTCTAAGATACCAAAGGTAAGTAGTGATTGAGCTTCGTCAGCTGTTAAGTCAAACTGATATGTAGCATCACCATTCTCATGTTCCTTAATCAGATTCACGTTCATTTTCAGCCTCCTTCAAGAACTCTTGAGCATCACCAGTGTACATAAAGTAACCTAAAACAATACCAATGGCTGCATTTACTTTCTTGTTCTCAGCAATGTCTTCAGGATGAGAACTCCAACCACCATTAAGAGTATTCATATAAGTCTCTTTAAGTTTCTCCACAAGAATAACATCTGTGAAGTCTTCCCATACACTGCGAAGTTCTTTAGACTTCTCCAAAGCTTCAATTAGATTAGCTAACATATTATCTGCCTCTTTCATTTAACCATGCTGTTGGAATATCTTTATCAGCATACTTGAATCCATGCTTAGTGCACCAATCCCCGTATGTAGTTTGGCTTATCTTTGAGAGTTTAGACCTAGAGTTACTGAAGACAAATCTAATATCAAGTTCAGGATGTTGTTCCTTCACCATCAAATGTTTCTGTCTATCAGCAGTTACAAACCTGCCCTTGCTCTCAATGATGATACCGTTACTAAGTAGTAAGAAGTCAGGAGTGTATGTACGTTTCTTCTCAGGCTGCGTATATGCAATCACTAGCTTCTCATACTCAAATGGAATACCTAAGGCTTTTAAGTTATCAGCTATCTTGTCTTCTAAGCCTGACCTAAAGCCATGCTTCAAAGCTACTTGTCTAACTGTCAGTGGCTTCTTACGCTTAGGCTTCATCTGATTTTGTCCTGTGATACTGGTGCAGTAAAGCTCCGAAGGCATCTGTAAACTCTTCATCGTGGTTTAGCTTACCCATTGTGAACATAATGGCATGAACTAACTCATGGTAGAAGGTTTGCTCAGTACTTTGTTTGTTCATTCCACTACGAATTGAGATAGTCTGTTTCTCAGAATCACACTTACCCATATCGTCTAAATGATTAACAAACTCTACTGTCCAGACTGCTCCTGCGAGACTGAAGGTGGTTGCCACATCTGGTTTGGTTCCCTTCTTAGCCATAGGAGCTTTCCATTTTCCAATACCCTGTCAGTATTGCCGTCATAAGCTTTGATACAAGCTGCATATAATTCCTCTTCGGTTGTACAGTCTTTCAAGATCTTATCAGCCTTTACAGGGCCAATACCTCGGATACCTTCAATGTTATCAACTCTGTCACCTGTCAGTATCTGTTTGTAGAAACTGTACA